TTGCCTTTGACCCATATGGCGCTCACGAGCTCGTGGCTGAGCTGCTTGATCTCGGGCTACCGATGGTCAAGTTCCCGCAAAACATCATGAACATGTCAGACCCAGCTAAGGAATTTGAAAAGGCTGTACTGAGTCAGCGTCTAGTTCATGGAGACGACCCTGTTGTCCGATGGATGGCTAGTAACGCCGTCATATGGACAGACGTTAACGACAACATAAAAGTCAAAAAAGACGCTGCCGCAAACAAGATTGACGCAGTCATTGCCATTGTCATGGCACTTGGTCGAATGAAGGTTCACGCAGGGCTACAACCGTCGCCCTATGAAACACGCGGTATACGCACACTTTAGGAGCTCCTATGGCATTTTGGAACAAGAAGTCAGAGGCGGCTGAACAGAAAAGCATAAGCTACGGCCTCGATAGCCCAGCACTGATGGAACTAATCATGCGCGGAGAGAAACCCTCTCTGACCGCGGTCAGCCCTGAGACGGCGATGCGCCTTTCAACAGTCTATGCCTGTATCAAAGTTTTATCAGAAACAGTCAGCACGCTACCTTGTCATCTCTACAAGCTGAGCGCTGACAGAACCAGCAAAACCCACGTCTGGTCTGACATCATGCACACGCTCGTCTACCGGGCACCTAACGATTGGCAGACTGCTCAAGAGTTTTGGCAAATGCAGGTTGTTAATTTGTGTTTGCGCGGTAACAGCTACAGCTACATCGTCCGAGGTGACTCGGGCCGCGTAGTCGGGCTACACCCTATACCTGTCGACTCTGTTTCGGTCGACATACAACATCAAAATCAAATCACCTACCACGTAACCATCGGAGAGAAAGGACGTGAGAGGACAATGATGTTGCCGCCTAGCGAAGTGCTGCATTTCAAAGGCATGACGCTCGACGGGATCAGAGGTATTTCGCCAATCGCATACCAGGGTTCTTTGCTTGGTGGGGCGATAGAGCAGAGAGATCACGCTAACAATGTGTTTGCCAATGGCAGCACACCTCGCGGCGTCCTACAGGTAGACGGAACGCTTAGCGACGACGCCTACAAGAATCTGAAGGAGTCGTGGGATTCAGCTCACGGCGGGACTCGTAACGCTAACCGCGTTGCACTGCTCGAAGCAGGTGTGAAGTTTGAGCCGATCTCTATGAGCCCTGGTGATGTTCAGCTAATCGAAACCAGGAAGCTCTCACGCGAGGAGATTTGTGGAATCTTCCGAGTCCCTCCGCACATGATCGCAGACCTTTCGAGAGCTACGTTCTCCAACATCGAAGCACAGGGCCTCGACTTCTATAAGTCAGCTATATCTCCCTATCTAAAGGCCTTCGAAAACCGAATGGACTTTCAGCTCCTGGGCGACAGCACTCGATGCTTCAAGTTCGACGTGTCTGAGCTGATACGTGGCGACTTCCAGGGTGAGGTAGAGGCGTATAGCAAGCTGCTGACTATGGGCGTGATGTCGCCCAACGAAGTTAGGTCACGGCTGGATATGAACCCACGCGATGGCGGGGATGATTATGTCAGCGACAGCAACAACCTGACATTCGGCAACGAGCAAGAGCCGGAGGAAGAGCCAGAGGAAGAGATACAGGAGGACGCACCAGATGGTCAACCTAGTACCTACTGAACAAATGGCTAAGAACGCTAAGCGTGGTTTGGAGATGCGCCGTGAGTTCAATCGAGGAGGCACTGCTGTAGGTGTTGCCCGAGCGAGATCCATCGCTAACAGGCAAAAGCTAAGCCCTAAAACAGTCAACCGCATGGTGTCGTTCTTTGCTCGCCACGCTGTCGATTCTGAGGCAGAAGGCTACCGGGCCGGTGAGCCTGGTTATCCGTCTGCGGGCAAGATCGCCAATCTGCTTTGGGGAGGCCCAGCAGCCTACGCCTGGGCAAAACGAAAGCAACGAGAGTTAGAAAAAACCGACGAGGTTCCTATGAAAAAGGTATTTCACCTGGAAGACATCAAGTTATACCAGGACAACGACGAGCGTAAGTTTGAAGGCTACGCCAGCACGTTTGGCAATATGGATCGCCAAGGCGATGTTGTCGACCAAGGTGCTTTTGCAAAGAGCCTATCTAGCCACAACGCTCAACAAACTATGCCAGCCATGCTGCTGCACCATGACCTCAAGCGTCCTATTGGTCGCTGGACGTCTATGGTTGAAGACCAAAAAGGTCTACGTGTGACCGGCACACTAACAGCCGGTGTTCGTGACGCCGACGAGGCTTATGCCTTACTCAAAGACGGCGCGATCAACAGCATGTCAATCGGCTACCGCGTGCGAGATGAAGAGTACGACACTCGCAGCAAAACCAATCACCTTAAAGAGATCGACCTACACGAGGTCTCTTTAGTGACTATCCCCGCCAACGCTTCAGCCATTGTATCGGCTGTTAAAGACGAGGCCGGGGACATCAACATCCGAGAGCTAGAGACTGTTCTGCGTGACGCTGGGCTTTCTAGAAAAGAAGCAAAAGCCATTCTGGCTGACGGCTTTAAAGCTCTGGATGACGATGAAGAGGAGTTGATCGAGAAGGCTCAGGACGAGTGTGACGCTCAGCCAGAGATGGATCGACAACGACTCCAGGCGATGTTGGACAAACTGACCAGCATCAAATCCAAAACCAAGTAACAGGTAACTGCTATGACGGAAGAAACAAAGTCACAGGACATCGAAGTTGCTACGGCTGAGGACGTCAACCTTGAGATCGTTGAGAAAACCATCGATGAGGTCGTCGCTCATAACGAAGCTGTAACTGCTGAGAACGAGTCCCTCAAGAAGGAAGCATCTATGGCTTCCGACGAACTTGCAGCAATCAAAGCCGACCTCGAAGAGGTAAAGGCTAAGCAAGCTGCTCCTACATTTATTCAAAATCTTGGAGACAAACAAGACATGGAATCTAGAGATTTATTCAAAACCTTTATCAAAGAAGGCGCTGACGGTCTTCGCGGCAAAGCCGCTGACCTTCAGATTTCTACTGATGCTCAAGGCGGATACGCTCTGCCCGAAGAGCTTCGTCAAGAGATCATTAAAATTCAGCACGAAGTATCACCTATGCGTCAGGTATGTTCTGTCGCTCAGGCTGCTACTACCGATGTTAAGCAACTCGTTAGCACGGGTGATGCTGCATCAGGCTGGGTTGGTGAGACAACCGCTCGCGCACAAACTGACTCACCAGAGTTGGCTCAGCGCACTGCAACCTTCGGCGAAGTGTACGCACGTCCTCGTGTGTATCAGCACCTCATCGAAGATGGCTTCTTCAATGTAGAAGATTGGCTGTTAGGCGAAGTTGCTCGTCAGTTCTCAGAAGCAGAGGGCGTAGCCTTCTTGTCTGGTAACGGCACCAACAAGCCTGTCGGTATCTTGAACGGTCTGACTTTGAACGCAGACGGTGCGGCTAACGATGCCACTGGTGCTTTCGAAGTTCTGAACACAGGAACTAACAACGCTTTGGCAGCTACAGACGCAACTACTATTGAGTTCTTACGCACTGTCGTTAAGTCAGTAAAGACGCCATATCTGCCGAACTGCCGTTGGATGATGAATCGGTCTACACACCAGGCCCTCATCAACCTCAAGAACAGCGACGGCGAGTACTTCCTTCAGCGTGATCTTACGCAAGCTGGTGCAACATCTTTGTTCGGCCACGCAATCGTTATTAACGAAGACATGGACGGAATCGATGAGGCAGCTCACAGCGCACCAATTATGTTTGGTGACTTTGCTCGTGCGTTCCAGATCGTCGACCGTGTTGACGTAAGCGTCCTACGTGACCCCTACACCAACCCCGGATCGGTAATGTTCTACAGCCGTAAGCGTGTTGGCTCTATGGTTCTTGACGCACAGGCAATGAAGGTTGTGGGCGTAACACACGCTTAATTAACAGTTGAAGGAGACTAGCTATGGCAGACCCAGTGACTTTTGCAGAAGCGCGGCTTCACTTGCGTCTGCCTAGCACCGTTGACAGTGATGAGCAGACAGAGATTGAACGTATGATTTCTGTTGCGACTGAATATGCAGAGTCGTTCACTAATCGTGCCTGGACTACAGGTTCGAAGACTGTGTACTTCGATGCATTTCCTCTACGCGGTAATCGCGACAAGCTTGGTTTGTACTTGCCTGGTGGCAAGATCAGCGGCATCACGTCTGTAACCTACTACGACTCTGACTATGTCCAACATACGTTGGCGAGCTCTAAGTATCGTTTAGTAGGCGCTACAGATTTGGCCTACCTCTATCCAGCAATGGGTGAGGTTTGGCCTACTGATGTCGCTGATGAACCAAAGCATGTAGCGGTCACTTATGCGCTAGATGGATCAGTCAATGTTCCAGCTTCCGTAAAGCAAGCTATTTTGCTGGTTTTGGGATCACTGTATGAGTACAGGGAAGATGGCGTGATAGATAACGCCGGTCTGGCGCTTGTGAAAGCCCCTAAAGGCGCTGACGACCTTCTCTCTCCTTACCGACTACGCATAGCGTAAGGAGTCAGAATGAGAGCAGGTTCACTCAGGCATACAGCAACAATCTATCAACGATCAGATACACCTGACGCCTACGGAGCTCTCGACCACACCATGACTGCTGAGGCTGTTACTCACAAGTGCAGCATCAAACAACGCACCTTTAGGGAGCGTGCAGAAAATGGTCAGTTGATGAGTCGTATCGAGTTCGAGCTACAGTTCCGCTATAGCCCTGAACTTGAGCTGTTAAATCCAGGCGCTCAACTCGACGTTGCTGGCCGACGCTTAGAGGGTCTGTCTAGTTCAGACCCCTCGGGCCAACGCAAAAACGTCGTGATTTATGCGGAGGACGTTCGATGATCGATCAATCCCTCCGCACATACATCCTTGCCGATTCAACTATCACTTCACAGATAGCTACGAATGGCGTGTACCCACAGCGACTACCACAGGAAGTCGATAAGCCCTGCATTGTTTATACAGTACAGGACGGCATCGAGAGCCTGGTTGCTGGGGGTGTATCTGCCTTACGTCGTTACCAAGTTGACCTGACAGTCTTTGCAGAGAAGTACAGCGAGATGCGAGAGATTACTCAAGCACTCACAACTTCAATGAATGGTCTGTCGACAACACAGAGTGGTGACCTAATCCAGGGATGCCGAATCCACAATATCGTCAACGATTTTGAGGAAACCCTTCAACTTTACACATCAACCTTAGACCTAGTCTTAATCGTTAAGGAGAGCTAACGCAATGGCAGCAATTCAAGCGCCCTTCACAGGGCAAGAAACTAAGCTGTATGCGAAAGCGAGTGCTCATACACTCGCCAGCCTCGTGTCTGGTGACTTAGTCGGTGAAGTTCAAAACATTGGAGACATGGAGCTCTCCGCGAACGTAATCGAAGTCAGCAAATACGGGTCAGCATACAAAGGTAAACTGGTAGGCCAGAAAGACAGCGGCACAATCGATATTAGTCTTAACTGGGTTCCAGACTCGTCTACACAATCAGCACAAGCATTAATGCAGTCGTCGTACTCATCAGGCGCGAAGGTCTACTTCGTTGTCGTATGGGCGGACGCTGACACAGGCTTAGCTGCGTGTGAGTTCGGCGGGTACGTCCAAAGCTACAGCATCAGCCAGCCACTGGAAGATGTAGTCACAGTCAACGTCAGCATCAACATTGATGGTGCGGTTACGTTCGATACTGACGGTACTTTAGGCGGTTAAATATAGCGGGACACTCTTAACGGGGTGTCTCGTTTTTTTTGTCAGGAGGAGATAACAGATGGCACTTAGCAGAGATCAAATATTAGGAGCAGTCGACTTTAACTTTGTCGATGTTGAAGTCCCTGAGTGGGGCGGAAGCGTTCGCCTACGAGGATTGTCGGCAGCAGAGCGTGACGAGTTCGAGGCAAGCCTCGGTGTTAGCCAGGACTTAGTCAACATGCGAGCCCGGCTTGTAGTGAACTGCCTGGTCGATGAGAACGGCGACAAGCTGTTCAAGTCTACCGAAGCAAAAGAGCTTGGTAAGAAGAACGGCCAGGTCATCAACATGCTGTTCGATGAGGTCAGAAAGCTGTCAGGTATGGCAGACGAAGACCTGGGAATCGCTGAGGGAAACTAAAAGACCCAGTGCGGCGATTTAAGTTTCGCCTGGCACTCGCATTGGGTATGACCGTCAGGCAGCTAGAGACACAGATTGAGAACTCTGAGCTTATGGAGTGGATGGTGTTCTTTGGCCTAGAGCCCTGGGGGTCAGTCCGTGAGGACTATCGAGCTGGTCTTATCGCCTCGACGCTTGTAAACGTCAACGGCGGCAAAAAAGGCGGTAAGCCGGCCCAACCTAGCGACTTCTTCGCGTTGTATTCCAGGCACAGCAACCGCAAGCAAAGCAACACACAACAGATGAACATCTTCAAACGCATCGCGGAGTTTCAAAATGGCTAGAGATTTCAGGACAGTAAAGCGCAGCGGTGGTGTTTACACAGAGTTCACAGTCGATGGGCTAAATGACATCGAAAAAGAATTTATGAGGATGGAAAAAGAGGTCAGGACGCAGGAAGGCAAAAACGCGATGACGTCTACCATGAAGCCAGTAATGGCTAACGTGAAGGGCAATATTCGCCGCCAGGATTTGACAGACACTGAGTCATTAGTCCGCTCAGGAAGGATTACTAATGGGCATGTAAAGCCGCAAGACCTTGTATGTGACGTCAGGTTCGGTACTGACAAGCGCGGTAAGTACAAACGCAACGCTCGCGCTACAGAGAACAAGAAAGGCGACCGCAAGCCCGCATACGCATTACAGAACGAGTTTGGCACCAAAGATAGTGCCTTTGGCCCAACTAAAGAAAGACCGTTTATGCGTCCAGCATTTGACGGCAAAGAAGTGCAGATAGCAGAGAGACTAAAACAAAGACTAAAGAGTCGAATTGTTAGATTTAAACTACCGTAAGAGGCTTACGACATGGCTACCTCCGTATTAAGAACGCTGGCGATCCGCCTACGAATGAACTCGGCGGCATTTCGTAAGGACGTTGATAAGGTCGACAAGCGCTTTAAAAAGATGACGACTAGCATGCGCCGCAGCTCTATGCAGTTTCAAAATAGCCTGGGACAGCTTGGTGTCACACTCGCAAGTGGGTTTGGTATGGCCGCAGTTGCAAACGCAGCGGACGAAATGACCAACCTCCGTAACAAGATGAAAGCGACATTTGAGACAAGCCGTGAAGTCGCGATAGGCATGAATCAAATACGATCGATCGCTAAGGCATCTCGCTCTGACTTATCGTCTGTCGGCACTCTTTATCAGCGCATTGCTGTATCTACGAAACACCTGGGGACAACACAGAAAGAAGTAGCACAAGTCACCGAGGTGATTACAAATTCATTCTTGATGTCAGGTACAACGGCATCAGAAGCGGCCAACTCGGCTAGACAGTTTGCCCAGGGCTTGGCGTCTGGCGCACTACGTGGTGACGAATTCCGCTCTGTCTCGGAGAACAACGTCGTAC